AGATCACGTCTTCATGTCCGTACTCGTACCAGCTCTGGCTGTCTTGCGTGAGGCTGCTGTCAGTGTTCATGAAGAACCAAGTGACGCCGGATTCCCCGCGCTCTAGGAACATCATCCAGAGCGTGTCGATCAGCTCTTGGTTGTCGAATTCGTAGTCGTCTTCAAATCTATCTGTGCACTTCCAGAGGTTTGACGTGTCTTCGATGTGAATCAAGGTCACTCGGTCTCGTTCGATGGTTCGCACTACATTGAACTTGGCTCGTAGTTTAAGCAGTTCCGTGAATTCGAGGTCGTAGACCGTGATAAAGATTTGGATCCCGTCTTTTGAGACGTGCACTCGTTCTGCCGCTGCGTTGCCGAATTCCGTGGTCGCTTGAATCGTCGTCATTGCGCTTCTCCTTGTATTTGTATGCGCCGCCGACTGAATTGCCGGCTTGGGGAGAACTGTACGCCGCTTGGCCCTGCGTGTCGAAATTCATTTGCACGCCGCATTCGCATCTAGATTCAGAAATGCGCCCGCCCGCGCATCCGCGCGAATACCAGATTCTTTGGTAGGCGTCAAATAACTGTTGATTCCAGCCATGGTAGAGCCATCATTGGTATGTACCGTAACTCACTTACTAGGTACAGCAAATGAGCTTTCCCATTGCACGCAAGTATGTCGTCGAGTATCTCGACCTGCTGGCAGTTGGTGCCACGCACGAAGAAGCGGTTCAAGGCGTGGCGATCGCCAACGGCGTGACTGAAGCCGAGGTGCTGCTGTGAGAAGCACCACGCACGGCGTCATCGTGATCACGCGCACCTGCATGGCCTACCTCAACGAGCACCGCATCGACCCCCTGCCCTTTCTGCAGCGCCACATGGCCGGGGACTGGGGCGACATGAGCGCCAACGACAAGAAGGCCAACCAGGTCGCGACCACCGACGGCAGCCGTCTCTTCAGCTCGTACCGACTGCCCAACGAAGACAAGCTTTGGATCATCACCGACGCCGCCGACGAGGCGGGGGTACGCCACGTCACCACCGTGCTGCTCCCAGATGACTACTGACCCAACCGACCTCGCATAACTAACCGTGCCGCGCAAGCGGCACATCACACCTGGAGTTTTTAACCATGAAGCTGATTCTTTCCCTTGCCCTCGTCGCGGCGCTCTCGGGCTGCGCGCACTACCAGCATCAACAAGAGCTGGCCGCGAAGCCGGGTGCGAAGCTGGGCATGACCACCGATCAAGTGCTGCACGAAACGTCTTGGGGTGAGCCCATCACGATCAACCGCACAGTGACTGCTCATGGCGTCCACGAACAGTGGGTCTACGGCGGCACCAACTACCTGTACTTCACCAACGGCAAGCTGACGAGCGTACAGAACTGAAGCACGACCAACCACGACGAGGGGCCGCAGTTGCGGCCCCTACTCATTGGAATTCGCTTACTTGAAGAAGTGGCCGCTCTCTATCACGGCAACCACGAGCACGAACAAGCCGCCAAGCACCCATTTGGCACCGACGACCTTCCACCATGCCTCGTTCTGCTTGGCATGCACCTCGTCCAGCTTGGTCTTGATGTCTCCGATGCCCTGCACCGCCTGACGCATCAACGCGGTGTTCAGCTCAAGGCTGCGCACCACGTCTTCGACCTTCTCAAGACGAAGCCGAAAGCCTTCGTTCGCCGCCTCGCTGCGTGAGTCCTGCGACTCCAACTCTTCTCGAACTCGTTGCAATTCAGCCTTCGTGTTCTTCAGTTCACTTTCCAAAACCGACACCCGGGTGTCAAGTTGGTGTACCTCAGTACTGATCTTGTCTGTCATGTAGCCCCCTGACACAGCCCGTATTTAGTGCCTCAGGTGAACGTCATAAATACCCCCGTACTGCCACTTGGCAATGGAGGGGTCAATGACCGACAAGACAGAAGAACAGAAGCAGTTCGATGCACTGAGCGGCGAGCAAGTAGCAAGCACCGACATGTCGCAGGTCTATGAATGGCTGCGCAACGGAGTCAGTCCCAAGAGCATCGCTGCGAAGCTGCGTATCAGCCCCGCACAGCTCGACCTCAAGCTGCATCTCTACCCAGACTTCAAAGCCGATTGGGACGAAGCCGTAGCGGACTACGAGATCTACCACGTAGACAAGGCCAAGGCAGCCGCAGAACACGATGAAGCGCCGCTTGCCCTAAAGGTCAAGTACCACATGGAGCAGCTCAAGAAGCTGAATCACCACGCTACGGCCACTGCGCCCGTCGTGTTTAAGGACGGCGGCCAGGCATCAGACCTGGAAGAACCAGCGCACGAGGAAATGTCGCCCGAACAGCTTGCCGCGATCCGTGAAGAAACGGAGGCTCGTGGCAAATAATGTCTCTGAACGCGACCAAGAAGAAAAAGACCTACTACCTTCTCAAGCACCAGACCGACTTCATCAACGACCTTGACCACCGCATCGTGGGGCTGGTCGGAGGCTTCCGCGCAGGCAAAACCTACGCTGCGGTACACAAGGCGATCAAGCTGGCCTTCCTGAACAAGGGACTGCACGGCGCGTTGATGGAACCCACACAGTCGATGATCCGCGGCACGTTGATGCCCGTCATCAACAAGGTTCTCAAGGGAGACTTGAAGTGGGCGGAGCGTAGCAAGGCCAACCCACGCGGCCAGTACACCTACGTCAAGAGCAACCCGGAGAGCATCGTTGTCCACTTCCCAGAAGGCGACACGATCATCTACCTGTGCGGCGCAGAGAATTACGACCGACTGGCTGGTAAGACCCTGGCGTGGTTCGGCATTGACGAGATTGACCGCTGCTCAAGCAAAGAGATTGCACTCGCGGCATTCAAGGAGGCAACCGCGCGTCTGACCAACGGCGGATGCGTTCAGGGCTTCGTGACCAGCACGCCTGAAGGATTCCACTTCCTGCACCACTACTTCGTTGAGAACGAGTACGACGAGGAAGGCAACCTCAACGCGGAGCGCAAGCTGCACCGTGCAAAGACTGCCGACAACCCGTACATCCCATTGAAGTACATCGCGGGCATCCGCAAGAACTACACACCCAAGCAGGCAGAAGCCTACTTGAACGGCGAGTTCGTGAACATGATCAGCGGGAACGTGTATCACGCATACGACCGCACGGAGAACGCCAGCGACAGGACGATCAAGAGCTTCCCCAACCAACAGGCGCACGTCGGCCTGGACTTCAACTGGGGAAACATGAACGCGACGATCAGCTTCATTGACGAGATGCACGACGAGATGCACGTCGTCGCGGAGATCACAGGGGCGCGTGACACGCAGCACATGATTCAGTTGCTCGCGGCTGCACTGCCTGACCAGATGGAAGCCGTGCGCCTGGGCTACACGGCAATCAACATCTACCCGGACACCAACGGCAAGAACCCGCACGCAGGCGGCGGCCTAACGTCCATGGCCCAGCTCAAGTTGGCGTTCGGCCCAGAGAGCTGCCACTACAACGGCAACAACCCCGGCGTCTTGGACGAGCGCGTTCCTTCCATGAACGCGCTGCTGTGGAACGGCACTTCACGTCGACTGCGCGTGAACACAACCAATTGCCCCGTGACCGTCAAGGGACTGGAACAGCAGGGGTTCGACCCGAAGACCGGCGCACCGGACAAGCGCGGCGGCCTCGACCACTGTATGGACGCTTTGGGCTACAGCGTGCATTGGCTGTACCCGGTCAAGTCACAGGAGCAGCTACTCGAGCTGCTGTGAGCCCCATAAATAACGACACTCGCAAAGAGGCAAGAACATGAAAAAGAGCATCACGTGGGAGGACTTCAACGGCCCAGACGCGATCGAAGCCAACCGACTTGAAGACTACTACCTGGGCAAGCAGAACCAGTACGTGGAAGAGATGCTTGGCGAGTATCGCGACGACTGGAAGGCGCGTGGCTTCATCGTTGAGTCGCGAAACATCACAGCGGCGATCATCGACCGAAGTGCTCCGATCATCAACAAGCCTCCAGTCCTGTCCGTCGTTCCTTATGGCGAGAACAAGGGCAAGCCCGACGCGAAGTTCAACCAGATCATGCAGGCCGCGAACTGGCAGGCCAAGTTCCAGAACATCGACAAGTTCTCACGCTTGATGGGTTCCCTCGTGGTCGTGCAACAGAAGTACGTGCCCGAAGGCCGCATGACCGTTGACGGCTCATACAAGTTCGACCCGTCTCAAGGCGATGCCCTGAAGATCGACTTCATGCACAAGGGCAACAGCGTAGTCAAGATGGACAAGCTTGGCATGACGATCGTTGAGCTTGCATTCCTGACCAGCGACTGGAGTAACTGCAACAAGTGGACGTACCGCTACATCAACGCGGATGTGATCGCGGACTACGAGGTCGATGGCGACGAAGAGACTTGCACATCAGCGGACGTGAACCCAGACGGCATCGTGCCAGCTTCGCCTTGGTATGACACGCGCGAGCCCATCCGCGGCATCTGGCACAACATCCCTGAAGACCTGCTCAACATGCAGAACAAGGTGAACCTGTTCAACGTCGATCTGACCCGCGCGATTGCGTATCAGCAGCAAAAGACGTTCTTCACTGACAGCGACATCGTGGACAACGGCAACCGCACCGCCGGTAGGCCTTTGATGGGACACCCGGGCATTGACGGCGAAGAAGGCAAGTCGCAGGGCCAGGTCTACAAAGCCGCAAGTCAGGCATGGACACGTCTGACTGCAGGCAAGAAGAGTATCGGCGGTCTCGGCTCGATGGTGCGCCTCAAGAAGGACAGCAACACGAACACCGCGCCGCTGGTCAAGTTCGACGGCCCGGACACCGACGTGATGGCCCTCTACAACGTCACGGCACTCCAGGTGCGCGACGTGGCTGCGGATTGGGGTGTCACGGTCAAAGCCATGGAGTCACAGAAGGCCAACAGCGGTTTCCAGGTCATCGTGCAAGAGAGCGACAACCTCCAGCTTCGCGAAGTGCGCGCGCAGTCGGCACAAGCAGGATTCCGCCGCTTCTACGAAGTCACCAAGGTGCTCTACCCCGAGCTGCAAGAGGGCACGCTCACCGCTGAGTTCGCACCCCCCTCCCTGCCCGTCGATCCAGTCGCCAACCAGCAGCGTTGGACGTACTTGCAAGCGAACAACTTCGCAACGCCAATCGACTACTGGATGCAGGAAGAAGGCATGACGTTCGAGGACGCGATGGCAAAGCTCGATCAAGTGCTCGCGATCAAGAAGAAGATCAACGACGCAGTCGGCCCCACAGACTCAATCGTCCTGCCTGAGAACAAGAACCCTCAGCAAAAGGGCGGCAACCCAGAGCAGCCCAATCTGCCTCACTGAAGTTCACCTACCTCCTTGCTAAATAACTCGCGCGCGGAATTGCAAGTCCGGCGCCAAACAGCAAGATGGTAGGAGACCATTACATGACAGATAAGACCGATCCAGCATTGGACGACGTCGAAGCAGACGTTGGTGGAGACCAACAAGAAGTAAGCATTGAGGATCGCCTCGCAGTAGCCGAAGCTCGCGCCCAAAAGGCAGAAGCAGAGGCAGCGAAGCACCGCGGCATTCGCAAGCAAGTCGAGAAAGAACGCGACGAGTACAAGGCGAAGACCAAGACCTCACAGGATGAAGATTACAAGGCTCTGTACCAAGCAGAGCTCAACGAGCGCAGCAAGCTGACATCGCACGTGAAGACGAGCGCAATCAAGTCAGCAGTGCATGCACAGCTCGTGAAGGTGGGAGTGAATCCCGCATTCGCAAGCGATGCAGTTGACCTCATGGATCAAAGTTTGATCGAGTGGGACTTGGAATCTGGTGTTGACGCAACGAGCGTCACAGGCGCAGTTCAGAAGTTCAAGAGCGCAAAGCCGCACTACTTCGAGAAGGCCCTGAAGGGTGTTGACCCTAAAACCCCTGCTGATGGCGGAAACAACCTCAACGCGAACACGATGACACGCAGCGAGTTCGCCAAGCTCGACCCAAAGACGCGTGCTGAACGCATGCAGAAGGGCTGGAAGCTCACTGACTGATAGTTTTCACACAATAAGGAGAGCCATCTAAATGGCCAACATTCTCACGAGTCTTATCCCAACAATCTACCAAGACCTCGACGTGGTTGCACGCGAGCAGATTGGTTTCCTGCCAGCCGTTACCAAGAACTCCGCCGCTCAAGGCTCTGCGATTGGCCAGAACATCACCTACTTCCAGACTGCTCCAGGCACGATGGAAGACACAACGGCTTCCTTCATTCCCACGGCTGCTAACGACCAGACCATCGCCCCAAAGACGATGACTCTGCAGTATGGCAAGACCTACAAGTTCGACTGGACTGGTGAAGAAGAACTGTCGGTGAAGAACCAACTCGGTGGAATCGCCGGCGGACAGTTCGCTCAGGGCTTCCGTGCTCTGGACAACTACATGGAACAGACCGTCGCGTCTGCTGCACTGCTGGGCGCATCGCGCGCTGTCGGTACAGCCGGTACAGCTCCTTTCGCTGGCACCAACATGATGGACTTCGCGTCCACAGGTCGCGTGCTGGACGACAACGGCGCTCCCGTCTCAGGCCGTAGCCTCATCCTGTCACCTGCTGCTCGCGAATCGCTGCGTGGCAAGCAGAGCAACCTCTACAAGATGAACGAAGGCGCTGGCGCCGTCGGTCTGCGTAGCGGTGCAATCGACAGCCTGTACGGATTCGACATTGGTGCTTCACGTTGGGCAGGTACTAACGCTGCTGGTACGGGCGCTAACTTCGTCATCAACGGCTCGGGCAACACCGCTGTTGGTTCGACAGTGCTGACACTGAAGACTGGTACAGGTACGATCCTGGCCGGTAACGTCGTGACCATCGGCGGCTTCAACTACGTGGTTGTCAGCGGTACTTCTGGCCCTGGCACGATCACCATCGCTGCTCCTGGCCTGATGACCACCGTAGCTGACGGCAACACTGTCACCGTGCTGGGCAACTACACGGCAAACACTGCTTTCCAAGCTGGCGCGATCCAGCTGCTGACACGCACTCCTGCTATTCCAACAGTAGGGGACATGGCAATCGACCGCGAATACGTGACCAGCCCAATCTCTGGCATCACATACGAAGTCGCTGTCTACGCTGGTGTCCGCAAGGTTCAGTTCCAGATCGGTGTAGTCTGGGGTGTTCAGGTCATCAAGCCTGAATTCGTGGCAACGCTGCTGGGCTAAGACTCGGCGACCAACTGAATGGGGTTCCCTCGGGAACCCCATTTTCATTGGCATAAATAAAGCGACACGCCAGGAGGCACTATGGCAACTCTCATTGTTGAAAACGGAAAGGGACTCACGGACTCGAATAGCTACATCAGCCTCGAAGACGCGACTGCCTACCACGCTCAACGAGGCAACGACGATTGGGCGAATGCTGACGAGAGCACTCAGACAGCAGCCTTGATCACAGCCACAGAGAGCCTCGAACTTTTGTACGGCGAGCAGTTCCTTGGCTTCATGGTCTGGGAGACGCAACAAGCGCTCTTGTTCCCTCGCGTCGACTTCGAGGACAACACTGGCCGCTGGGTCTTCTGGGGGACGATTCCACAGAACCTCGCGAAAGCGCAGGCAGAAATCGCGCTGATGGTCGTTCAGGAAGTTGACGTGTTCCCCATGAGGGCGACCACGCAGAACATCGGTAGCCAGAAGGTGAAGATCGGCGAGCTTGAGACACAGACTGTCTACGTGCAACCCGCCGAGGGCGAGACCTACGAGGGCTACCGCAAGGTTGACCTACTGCTCGCACCGTTGATCGAGAACGGAAAGGGCTCGGACTTCTACTTCGGGTTGTGAGCATGGGCGACATCGACTACTCGGTTGCCCAAACAAGCGCACTGCTGACGCTGAAGAGTCTTGGCGCGAAGCTCGCCATCACAGGCATCGACGGAACGAAGGCCAGCACCTACGGCGCATTCCTGGCGACCAAGCGCAGTGAAGACGCGATCTCAACGGCCATTGATGCGCGAACAGTCCTCGTCCCCGGCAACATCAAGTCTGCCCCTCAAGTCGGTGACACGCTGACATTCAAAGGGCATGACTATTACGTGCATGCCGTCGAGGAAGAGAACCCTGCGGGCGTCTGCCTCTACTACAAGCTGACGGTGATCGCATGAGTACGCAGGACGACATCAAGCGTCTGCAAGGCGTCATGCAACGACTGCCTGACGAGATTGCCAAGGAGTTCCTTGCGCGTCTCAACATGCGCACCCCTGTCGATACAGGCGCCCTCCAGGCGGCCAACAAGGTCGAAGTCGTGGACAACACCATCGTGGTGAGCAACGACAAGGACTACTTCGACTACGTGGAAGACGGCACGCCCAAGATGCGCCCCGTCGGCATGCTGAAGATCACCGAGGCCGAGCTGCCCGCAATCGTGCGCGTGGCACTGCAGAGGGCCAGCAAGTGAGCTTCCTCCCCATCCACCAGGCTCTCGATGCACAGGTGCAGACCGTACAGGGTTTGCCGGTCTACGCACCCGAGGGCACTCCCAACAAGCCTGGTGCTGCGTTCTGTCGCGGCACCCTCCTGCCAGCGCAGACAGAACTGCCGACATTCGACGGCAAGCTGCAACGACGCAACGGCAAGTTTCAGATCGACGTGTTCACGAAGTCCAGCAGCGGCTACGAAGACGCATACGGCCTGACGGACACCATCATCGCCGCCTTTGTCCCGACAACGGATCTGACCCAAGGCAGCACCACAGTGCGCGTTTTGAACAGCTATCCCATCGCTGTTCCGAACAACACGCCCGGCTACTACCGGGTCTCAGTGATCGTGGAATGGGAAAGCTGGGTCTAACCGGCCACTCAATAACAACAAAAGCTCAAGGAGCAACTTATGACCATCGCACAACGCGGCTCGGCCTACTCAGCATTCATCGTTGAGACTACTCCCGGTACGACACCCGCAACACCAACACTGGCCTACCTGGGCGCAAGTGACAACACTCTGACCTTCGGTCAGAACACAACTGAAGACGACCGCGTACACGTTGACGGTCAGTCCCGCTATGTCGCA